GCAAGATGAGCAATAGCAGTACAGGAAGTTACAACCATTTCACAGCTAGATATTGCTGCTGCCGTTGCTGTCCACGTTGATAAATCTACTTTCTCTACCCAATCTGGGCAATATTCTTCTCCCTCATCTCTTTGTAGATTGATACAATAGGCTCTGTTTTTCATAACATTAAATAATAGTTCGTGGGGAAACAGGCGCTTAGTCTGATGCTCATATGCAGGTAGACCACTCCACCGTAAACCAACCCTGTGTGGCACTATATCTGCTGACGTAGGAATATAAGGAGAACCATCAATGTCTGCTGAACTTTGGTAGCCAAGTTGAATCGGTGCTGACATAGCAGGTAGGTAAAAATCATGTAACACACCACAAGCTGCTTCATGTTGTACTACAACATCTACACCTTCAGCGTGGCGTAGTATCTCCGCTAGAGGTGGTTGGCATGAAACAATTACCGTACAGCCTAGTTTCTTGAGATCACGAGCGTATCTAACTTGATGTATTTGATCTCCAAAACCTCGTTCTAGACGTAGCAGAACTGTTGCATTCTCCTCACCATTCCAAACAGGTTTAGTAGAACCACAGTCAGGATCGCCCCACACAAGAGTTTCTCTTCCTTTATCCAGCAGAAAATATCCTTCTTCCACCTCATCATCACTCAGTTTTGCCCAACCAGCATTAAAACAAATATCACTGTCATCTGGATAAAGGGCCAGATTCTTATAAGCTAGGCGTTTGGATTTATCGAAGTCTCCTGCCATAAGAGCATCATGTTGATACATTATAGGCAGCTTCTCTTTCTCTGGTTCTGGTTTATCATTCCAGAACTCACCACCTTGATAAAAGTTCCATAGACTTTGACCGAGAATATTTCGTGCTGAATAGTTGCGTTTAGATAATTTCTTACGAACCTTATGTAAATCTTTAATGTCCCAAATATAATCTACTTCTTCACTATCTTTAATGTTATCAAAATCATATATAAAAGAATCAATTCCAACAAACTCAGCAATACGATTTAATTCAAGTTGAGGATTGGATACAAGATTATCATACTCGATAAACAAAAAATTATTCGGATATTCTTCGTAGCCCTCTTTCATAACTTTATAGAAATTAAATAAGTGTTCTGTTACATCACTGCGTTTACAGAAATCTGTGATATTATCCGGTTTTATCAATTTGGCAAAGGAGGCGAGGCACTCGACAACTGGTCTTACAGTAGCTACGATCTTTACATCGCCTTGTACCCTCATCATAGTTTTTATAATTGATGGGTCAGCCCAACTTCTATTCTTATCAAATACTAATTTATCTGTATCATAACGAGCGTTTTGAATACCTTTTAAGATACGAATTATATCTTCTTCTTTTGCGCTACTAGTTGTAGTAGTAGGGGCTTGATCCCACATTTGTACAACAGCACCCATCGTATAACATAAATTACTTGTGGGACTGGCATAAATATCAGGTCGCTGGTTCAAGAGCGATGTTAAAAGGGTACTACCAGAACGAGGTAGTGAACAAAGGAATATCATGTTGCTATCCCAAAAGCCGCGTAAGATGCCGCGCCTGAAGAACCAATTAAAGCCCAATTTGTTAATGACCCTATCTGTATAGGGGAAGAATAATTTAGTGCATTTCCCTGTGCATTCAGTCCTCTACCTGCATTATCACCCCATGCCCATAATGTTCCGTCATCTCTTAAAGCTATAGTATTTTGTCTAGTTCCTCTAATATCTGACCAACTTGTTAATGCTCCAATTTGGACGGGTGAACTTCTACTAATAGTAGTTGAATCACCTACTTGACCATAGTATTCATTCTGTCCGACTCCCCACATAGTACCGTCAGCCTTAATCGCACACCAACCACTCGTATGCCCAGCTACTTTTGACCAATCAGTTAAACTTCCTATTTGAACAGGAGAAGAATAATCTATAGTATTATTAAAACCGAGGAATCCAAAGCCATTATCACCCCATGCAAACAGCTTTCCATCGTTTCTTATTGCTGCTACACCAGTCGCCATAGCCCCTAACGATGTCCAAGTAGTTAAAGCGCCTACTTGTATAGGAGAAGATGTATTTATCTCGGTTCCAATGCCTAGCTTGCCATCTCTACCACTGCCCCACCCCCAAAGAGTTCCATCTGATTTAATGGCATGGACACTAAGCAAAGTAGTCTCTATCTTTGCACTACCCCAATCAGTTAAACTTCCTATTTGAATAGGAGACGAATAGGATACTTCACCTCCATTTCCAATCATTCCGCCAAGCCCATAACCCCACGCCCAAAGAGTTCCATCTGTCTTTGTTGCATATGAACAGCCCGGCCCGCCAAAAACATTTTCCCAATCAGTTAAACTTCCTACTTGAATAGGAGATGTTGTCGTCCCTGTTGCGAGGTTATCGCCACGTTGTCCTCCATACGCGGAACCCCATGACCACAAAGTATTTCCTGTTTTTATTCCAAGAACGTAGCCACCTCCACTACTCATATCAAGCCATTCTGATGCATCTCCGATTTGAATTGGAGAAGACCTATAATTTATAGCCCCAAAAGATGCCGCCCCCCAACCAAATATTGTATGCCCAGCAGCAGATACACCAGCAGCACCCATCATTCCTTTTTTTATATTAGGCATTATGAACTATCTGCACTGGCAACCATACCATGCCAAATTGTGCCGCCATCTGTAGTTATGAAAACTAGAATGTCTAAACCACTAGTAGTTAAAGTTGGTGCAGATGCTCCCGCCCAATCAACAGCGGCGGGCCAATTCACGGTTTGTGATCCTCCGTTCGTTAGAAAAAGAGTAAATCCGCATAGTTCATCACTTGCTGTAGGATTACTAAACGTAAAAGTATTAGTAGATGTATCGACTGTAGCTACAACATTATTACCTAAAGTTAAATCAATGTCCTGTGTTCCACCACCAGTACCACCGATAGCATTAGTAACTTCGCCGTAATCCTGAAGGTTGGCTCGTTGCAAGATATTATCATTAAGATTTAAAGTACCATCGGATTTTAAAGACATTTTCGTAGCAGCAACTTCACTCGATCCTGTCATAAAATCTATAGAAGTGGCATTTGAAATAGAACTAAAGTCTCCTTCTGATCTTGCCTGAATAGCAGCAGCAACTAACACGGCATCTGTGCCTGTAGCCTCATCAGGAGCTTGAAATGCAATCTTGCCAAGAACGTCATCCGCCGCAACATCGAGTTCGCCCGTTTTAAGAGTTAACACCATAGGCGTATCATCGGTAGTGGCAAGGTTCTTCATATCCACATTGCCCGTGCCATTGCCGGAAATAGTGAGCGAACCGTTGGTCGTTTTCGCTTTAAGAACGTCTGTTAGAACTGTTGATGTCATGCTCCGGGCTCCTCTGGCCAAGTTATATCAGTGGGGTCAGCGGTGTTTGCTGGAAGGTCGCGTAACGCTTGGCGATAATTGGTCCAAGCAGTTTTTGTGTCAGCGTCCAGCGGTGAGTCGTTGTACTGCGTCCAGTCGCTTTCGGCCAGCTTGGCATTACGTTCTGCCCGGAGATAAGTCATTTCCCGCATAAGAAGGACATCAGTGGCGATACCATCAAGTTCCGCTTGGGTTGGTTTTGGTACTGACTTATCATACCAATCCAAGGTGCCGTCCTCATGTAAAACAAAATCTGATGTTGGAAACGTGCTTCTGATAACATAAGCAGCATCCACTTGCTCTTGTTGCGTCATGCTGAAATCTCCATTATGGTCATATGGCTTTCGTTATTGTTGTAGTTCAGGCCGACAGCGCCGGACGCACCGTTATTCAACATGTAGATTCGATAGCTCACGACACTCGTCGTAGCAGGGGAATCCGCATGAACCATAGAGCCGGTAAACGAGGCTTCAAGGCTGGCATTTGTATTAAGACGTATACTGGAGCATTGTCTGTCTGACTCTGTTTCAATGCTATAACCCCCACCGCCGATGTCCCTATACAAAGAAATTCTAGGGCTACACTCGGCTACAGCAGATGATTGAACCACACCACCAACATTGACAAAAATCAGGAGGGTGCTGTCCGATGCTGTCGGGGTGATCGTACCTGTCATTGCCGTAGATACATAAGTAGAGCTATCAATGGCGGATGTGCTGCTGAAATTTGTGCTGGTAATTTGCAGGATTTTGCCACCACCAGCAGCATCTTCAAAAGCACAAACAGCACCCGCTCCAGAACTAGTTAGAACTTGGCCATCAGTTCCTGTGGCTACTGCAACTGGATTGCCTGAAGCATCAAAACTAATTATATTTCCATCA